AATGCGAGTATGGTGAAATCGGTATACACAGCAGACTTAAAATCTGCCGCCGCAAGGCGTGACGGTTCAAGTCCGTCTACTCGCACCACTAAATAAATGGCGGGTTGGTGAAATGGTATCACAGAGGACTCATAATCCTCAGTTCCTTGTTCGACTCTTGGGCCCGCAACCAGTTATAGATTAGTTTGTTTCCCAGAACCTATAATACAACCTTCACCTTCAAAATTTTCACCAAATTCAATTATAGTCCATGATCCTGTATCAGAATTGCTATACATAGCAATCTTAGAGACAAACTCTCTGTACATATAATTCTCAACAATAAAGTCAAGCTTTTCACCATAGTTTGTTTTTAAGTTATCCAACATCTCATTTAGTTGATAACACGCAACTGGTTTTTGTCTTTCTTCCGAATATGTAAAACTGGAAACAGCCATTAAAGCAATAAGTAAAATCTTTTTCATTTAGTTTTCCTCTTTGGATTTAATTTCGCAATCTACCCACTTTAGATTATTGTAGTATTTGTATGGCCATGTTCCTTTTGGGATCAAGCAGCGGCCAAGTTCTGGATGCTCAATAATTCTTATTTGAACTACCGACCATACTAGTAGGCATAGATACGAAATTACAACTATTGCCACTCCCCATTTCCATGCTTCACATTTGATCTTTTGAATCCTACGTCTACGTTTCTCTGCTGCAATCTTATCTTCTTTTCTTTTCTTAGCCCAAGCTATGGACTGTTCTTTTTTCATTTTCTCCATCATAGCGTACACACGGGTATATAAATCGCCCAATTCAGGAGGGCAATTGTACACCATTAGTTCTCGTAGCTCTGCTTCCATAGCAGTTAATCTACTTTGCATAAGAACTCTTTGTAACGCTCTTTTACCTAGACTAGTCTCACCGGTATAAACTTCTTTAGAGTGTTTTTCTTCTTCCTCAAAGATGGCAGAACACTTGGCATAATTCTCAAAATATACGCCAAGTTCTTCTCCAATCTGAGTGTAGATATCGTTAGGCTGCTGCTTACTTAACTCAATTACACGGTTTTTTTCCTGAACATACTGGTTGCGTTCAGCAACAGTAGGAGGGTTGTCTTTGTGGCGTGAGTTAAACTGTTCTTCAAGGTCATTAAGAACGCCTTTAACATCTCCTGCCGCACTTGCTATTTCCTTATATAGTTCACAACCTTTTTTAACCGCTTGTACTGCACCATTAGCCAAAGCAAATAGTGTTAATGGATCCATTTTCTCCGTAATAAAAATGTTGCATAACGAAGAAAACTAATGTATTATTTTAACTTCAGAGTCAATTTTAGGTGATCGGCGAAATTGCTAACTACCTGGTCAGATTGTTTCAACCACGGTCCCCAAAACCCATAAGTAAGAGTATCATATGCTTTGGTGAAATGATGATATCCATTTCTCTTTAAATCAACAAATTCGCATAAGAAAGCCGTGTACTTATCAGTCGCATCAGTTATGGTATATGAATAAGTGGGTTGTGGATTCCAGTACATTTTCACCCTTAAATTTAGTGGTTACTTACTATTTATGCCATAGAACCTCTTGATTTTCATTAAAATTTATGATACAATGCTATACATTTAACCTTATGGAGATAACATGGTAAACGTTTTAGTTCTCAAACTAGTCACTGGAGAAGATATTATGGCAGAAGTTGAGTCTGGTGAACTCGGTTATAAAGTCATCAATCCAGTTAGAATCGCTGTTATGCCTGGACCCAATGGGCAACCGAACGTAGGATTTGCACCCTGGCCTATACATGCAGACCAAGAAAAGGATAGCGAATATAATATTGCAAAAAAACATGTAGTATATGAATATTCACCAGCACAAGAATACTTAAACAACTATAATCAAATCTTTGGGTCAGGAATCGTTCTTCCCCCTTCCAAACAACTTATCACTGGCTAATGACTACATTCTATACTAATGTTCAATGTTTCGGCAACAACATTCTCTATCGTGGGATAGAAAACGGTAAACGAATCAAAGAAAAGCTTCAATATCAACCCACTCTATATGAGATGGTGAGAAAAGAAACTCCGTTCAAAACATTGAATGGAGAATACTTACACGAATTCAAATTCAATTCGATTCGTGAAGCAAGAGACTATCTAAAACAAAACGAAGGCGTTACTAATAAGAAGATTTATGGTAATACTCGTTTTGAATACAACTACATCTCTGAGCAACATCCAAATGAAGTTGATTGGGAGCAATCATATCTGCAAATTGCAATCATTGATATTGAAGTTGGTTCTGAAAATGGATTCCCTGATCCATATGAAGCATCAGAACCAATTACTGCTATTGCTGTAAAGTATCTTGGTGGTAAAACTTATGTTTGGGGTTGCGGTGACTTTGAAAATAATGATGAGAGTGTTACATACTTCAAGTGCCGTGATGAATATACCTTGAGCAAAAAGTTTCTTGAGTTTTGGACAAAAAACTATCCTGATATCGTAACTGGTTGGAACATTAAGTTCTTTGACTTCCCGTACCTCGTAAACCGATTCAATAGAATTCTTTCCGAGCAAGATGCAAAGTCACTTTCTCCTTGGAATTATATTTCAGAAAGAACAGCAATTCTAATGGCAAAAGCTCATACAGTTTATGAGTTTGTTGGTTTACCTATGCTTGATTATATTGAGTTGTATCGTAAATATGCTCCTGGTGGTGCATCTCAAGAATCATATCGCCTAGATAATATTGCTCATGTTGAACTAGAAAAACGCAAGGTTGATTATTCTGAATATGAGAATCTACATCAACTCTATAAACTAAACTTTCAAAAGTTTATTGAATATAACATTGGTGATGTTTCTCTTATTGAAGAACTAGAAGATAAACTAAAGTTGATTGAACTTGCCTTGACTTTGGCATATGATAGTAAAACAAACTATGATGATGTTTTCACACAAGTTCGTATGTGGGATACTATTATCTACAACTTTCTACGACGAGACAATATAATCGTTCCACCAACAGAAAAGAAAAGCAAATCAGAAGCGTTTGAAGGTGCTTATGTTAAAGAACCTCAAGTAGGTAAACATGATTGGGTTGCATCGTTTGACTTGAATAGTCTGTATCCACATTTGATCATGCAATACAATCTTTCACCAGAGATGCTTGTTAATTCTGAAAATTACACAGAAGAAATGTCAAGTGTCATCAACAGTCGTGTATCAGTAGACAATCTATTGAAAAAAGAAATTGACACAACTGGATTGAACAATGTAACTCTGACACCAAACGGACAATTCTTCAGAACTGAGGCACAAGGTTTTCTTCCTAAGCTGATGGCTGAGATGTATGAAGATAGAAAGAGATACAAAAAGAAATCACTTGAGGCAAAACAAGAACTTGAAAATGAGAAGAACAAATCTAAACACTTTGAGATACAGAAAAGAATAGCAAGGTTTAATAATCTACAACTTGCAAAAAAAGTATGTTTGAATTCTGCATACGGTGCGATGGGTAATGAGTTCTTTCGTTTCTATGATTTAAGAATCGCACTTGCAGTTACATCAGCAGGTCAGTTGTCAATTCGTTGGATTGAAAAGAAACTCAATGAATATATGAACAATCTATTAAAGACAACTGGAGTAGACTATGTTATTGCATCTGATACAGACTCGATTTATCTCAAGCTTGGTGGCCTTGTGGATAAAGTGTTTACGCAGACACAAACACCTGACAAAGTTATCGCCTTCATGGACAAAGTATGTGAAGATAAAATTCAACCATATATTGATCAAAGTTATCAAGAACTTGCTGAGTATGTTCATGCCTACGACCAAAAGATGCAGATGAAAAGAGAAGCTTTGGCTGATAAAGCAATCTGGACTGCAAAGAAACGATACATCATGAATGTATATAATAATGAAGGTGTGCAATATGCTGAACCTGACTTGAAAGTGATGGGTCTTGAAATGGTGAAATCATCAACACCAGCATCTATTCGTGAGAAGATGAAAGAATCAATTAAGTTAATGATGAATGGCACAGAAGAAGATGTGCAAAAATTTATTGCCGATTTCAGAGAACAATTTAAGCAATTTTCACCTGAAGAAATTTCATTTCCTCGTGGTATTCGTGGTATCAAAAAATATTCTGACTCTGTTACTTTGTATACCAAAGGAACGCCTATTCATGTTAAAGGAGCAATCATATATAATACTGCTCTCAAACAAAAAGGATTGGATAAAAAATATCCACTCATCAATGATGGAGAAAAAATCAAGTTCTCTTACTTGAAAACACCAAATCCATTCAAAGAAACAGTTATATCTTTTCCAGTAACTCTACCCAAAGAGTTTGACTTACAAAAGTATATCGATTATGATATGCAGTTCGAGAAAGCTTTTGTTGAACCAATTAAAGTCGTTCTAGATTGTATGAATTGGAATATTGAGAAGCAAAGTACACTTGAGGATTTCTTCGGATGATAATCGTCATATTAACATTATTAAATGCCATATTTTTATCTGCCGTTGCTGCATACTATTCAGTAATAGGTCTAGCAGCAATCTTTCCAGGTTCATTCTGGCCTGTCGTTTTGATGGGTTCTGTCTTAGAATCTGCAAAACTGATAACTGCATCATGGCTATATCGTAACTGGAAAACAGCACCAAAAATATTAAAGTATTATTTGACTTCTGCTGTTGCCATTCTGATGCTCATCACATCAATGGGTATCTTTGGGTATCTCTCTAAAGCACACCTTGAACATGCATCAGATATTAGTCCTGTTGCTGACAAAGTTGCAGTGCTTGATGAGAAAATACAAACTCTAAAACAGAATGTTGAATCTAATAGAAAAACACTAAAACAACTTGATGAGGCTGTTGATAATGTTATGGCTCGTTCAGATTCGGAACGAGGAGCAGAAAGATCCATTCAAATTAGAAAATCACAACAAAAAGAAAGAAATCAACTCAATGAAGAAATAACCAAAACACAAAAAGAAATTGCAAAACTAACAGAAGAAAAAGTACCTCTCACAATAGAATTACGAAAAGCTGAATCTGATTTTGGTCCTATTAAATATGTGGCTGAACTTATCTATGGATCTGGTGAAAAAGATATTATCGACAAAGCAGTAAGATTGGTAATTATTTTAATTATGATTGTATTTGATCCTCTTGCTGTGCTATTATTGATAGCAAGTAATATTTCCTTTGCGTCTTTAGAGAGAAAACCACCGAAGAAAACATATGATGAAAGAGAAAAGAACCCTGTATACCAGAGGGTACTTGAAAAAGTACAGGAAGCGAAAAGAAAGCTTGAGGAAGATCAAGATCCTCCTAATGAAGAAGTACCCAGGAAAGAAGAACCTAGACCTGAGAAAAGGTCTGATGAGATTCTACAAGTTTCTAAAGAAAATGTCATAGTCATAGACGAAGCATCTGGTGAATCAATACCACCTATCACTAAAGAACCTACGCATGAAAAGGTAGAAACGCATGTTGCTCCTGGTTTATATAAAGTTGAACATGTTGTAGCAAAAAAACTAGAACCTAAATACGATTACGATGAACCTTTAGCCTTTAAAGAAAAGGATAATAAATGAGCATATTAGATAAGATCAAAAAGAATAGCAGCATTAAAGAATCTGCTATTTTATCAAAATCAAAATTCTTTACACAGAAGGATATGATTCCCACTTCTGTACCAGCTATTAATATTGCATTAAGTGGTAAGCTAGATGGTGGATTAACTCCTGGTTTAACTATGTGGGCAGGACCATCAAAACATTTCAAAACCGCCTTCAGTCTTTTGATGGCTAAATCTTATTTGGAGAAATACAAAGATGCAGCCCTTTTATTTTATGATTCTGAGTTTGGTACTCCTCAATCTTATTTTACCTCATTCAATATTGATACCGATAGGGTGCTCCATACTCCTATTACTGATATCGAACAGTTGAAATTTGATATAATGAATCAACTAACGAATCTTGAACGAGATGATAAACTTATTATCGTTATTGATTCTATTGGTAA